ACAATTAGTGACTAAGTCCATTTATATCGTATCTAAAATTCATTTATAACAACTTATTAAAATGTTGAATGACGCAATCTTGGCTATTTTATAGAAACTAGAGTAATAAAGCTTTAATTGAACAGAATTTTTAAGGTTATTAGCGCAATTGTGAATAATGAAAATTACAGGCTAAAGCGTAAAAATTAACTAAAATCTTCAACTGAGATTGCGGTTAATGAGCGATTTATTTTTACATGGGATTCAAAACGTCACGGTAGATGATGGTGCACGTCCCATCACTACTGTGCGTAGTTCCACTATTGGCGTGATTGGGTCTGCACCAGAAGCTGATCCTTTAATTTTTCCACTGAACAAACCTGTTTTAATTGCGGGGTCACGCACGCTTGCAGCAAAGCTTGGTGAAACAGGAACGTTACCACAAGCGCTTGATTCTATTTTTGATCAAATTGGCGCCGTGGTTATTGTTGTGCGTATTGATGAGGAAGAAACAGCTCCAGCTACATTAGCAAATGTAATTGGTGGTGTTGATGCAAACACTGGCACATATGAAGGTGTTCATGCATTCCTAGCATCTGAAAACATCACAGGCTTTGTTCCTAAAATTCTAATTGCACCTGGTTTTACGCATACGCGTACAAAAGCAGTTGGTGCAACACCAGCTACATCAAATCCAGTTGTTGCGGAATTAATTGGTATTGCAGAGCGCTTAAAAGCAGTCATTGTTGCCGATGGTCCTAACACTAATGATGCTGATGCAATTGCATACTCAAAAGACTTTGGTTCTAAACGCGTATTCCTTGTTGATCCTAAAGTTTTAAAATCAGTCGACGGTGAAACTTCTCAAGAATGGGCAAGTGCATGTGTTGCTGGTTTAATTGCTAAATCAGACAATGATCGTGGTTGGTGGTGGTCTCCGTCTAACCAAGAAATTAATGGTATTGTTGGTACTGCTCGCGCAATTGATTTTGCAATGGGCGACGCGAATTGTCGTGCGAATTTGCTCAATGAAAAAAATATCACAACAATTATCCGCCAACAGGGTTATCGTCTTTGGGGCAACCGCACACTTTCAAGTGATTCAAAATGGGCATTCTTATGTGTTGTACGTACAGCAGATATGATTGATGAATCATTAAAAGCTGCACACCTTTGGGCTGTAGATCGTGGCATTACAAAAACTTATGTAGATGATGTGATTGAGGGTGTGAATGCTTACTTGCGTTACCTCACAAACATCGGTGCTATTTTGGGTGGTTCTTGTTGGGCAGACCCTGATCTAAATTCAGCAGATCAAATCGCACAAGGGAAAATCTATTTCGATTTTGACTTTACGCCAGTGTATCCAGCTGAGCATATTATTTTCCGTTCTCACTTGGTTAATGACTATATCAAAGAGATTTTTTCTTAAGGAGTATTTGAGATGGGTGTAGCAAAGGATATTCGTAAGAATTTTAATTTATTTGTTGATGGTCGTGGCTATGCTGGTAACACAGATGAAGCCAATATGCCTGAATTGTCTTTACAAACTGAAGAATACCGCGCTGGTGGTATGGATGCCCCGATTGATATCACAATGGGGATGGAAAAGTTAGTTGCTGACTTTACTTTGAATGCACATGACCGTGATGTCTTGTCTTTGTTTGGTGTGAAAGAAGGCAGTCAAACTTCATTTACAGTACGTGAGGCAATGGAGTCATTTGACGGCACAGTAACAGCCGTGGTTCATAATTTTACGGGTAAGATTGTCAAAATTAACCAAGGCACTTCAAAAGCTGGTGAAGCACCTAAAGATAAATATGACTTGTCTTTGACGTATTACAAGCAAACGATTGGTGGTCAGGTTATCCATGAAGTTGATGTGATTAACATGGTTCGTATTATTAACGGTACAGATGTGCTTGCAGATATTCGCTCAGCATTAGGAATGTAAAAGATGGAAAATCAAGAAAAAGATTATATTAAGGAAGGTGAGGGCAAAAACACAATTGAATTAAGTCGTCCTTATGGTGGCATTCAATTTGTAGATATGCGTGAGCCAACAGTACAAGATTTACTGACAGCTGAATTACAAAGCAAAGGTAAGTCCAATGCTGAACAAGAAATTACGATGTTTGCAAATCTTTGCGAAATTGAGCCTGATTTTATTAAAGGTTTGGGTTTACGTGATTATGGTCGTATTCAGGATTCATATCGACTTTTTACATCTTAAGTGCAAATAACATTCGTCAGCATGTAATTGCACTATCATCATTTACATCATGGTCATTGACTGAAATTGAGAAGTTACCAATTTCACGATTGATTTGGTGGTGTGAGGGATTACCAAGAGAAACCGCTTAAATGCGGTTTTTCTTTGCATAAGTGAATAATGAATAAAAGGTATTAAAAATAACAAAATGGCACATTGGTTTAATTGTGTCAGATGCAATGTCAAATAAGAAATTAAATGCCATCATCACGATTGGTGGTGAAGTTGCAGGCTCTTTACGCACTGCGATAGGTAGCACCACATCACAGCTCAGTAAAATTGGGTCTGAAATTCAGCGCGTTAAAAAACAGCAATCCATGCTAGGCGAATCCATTCGCACATTCGGAAGCATGGGTAAGAATGTTGATAATTTGCGTGCACGGTACTCTGGTGTTACTGATGAATTGAATCGTTTAACACGTGCGCAAGAAAAATTAAATCACGTTGAAAATTTGCGACAAAAAAATGCTGATATCCGTAGCGGGTCCGCAAAAGTATTGGGCGGAGCTATGGCTGCATCTGCAACAATGATAGTACCTGTAAAGTTAGCAATTGATTTTGAAAGCTCAATGGCAGATGTAAAAAAAGTATTTAGTGGTACGGATGCACAATTTAAAACAATTACAAATGAAGTTTTGAAAATGTCAACAGTATTGCCAATGGCAGCAACAGACATTGCAAAAATTGTAGCATCTGGAGCGCAATCAGGAATTGCAGCAAATGAATTAACGAAGTTTGCCGAATCTGCTGTAAAAATGGGGGTGGCATTTGATGTATCTGCTGAAGAAGCCGGTCAAAGCATGGCTGAGATGCGTACAGCATTTAAAATGTCACAAGATGAGGTAATAACTTTAGCCGATAAAATAAATTTTTTAGGCAATAGTACACCTGCTGCTGCAAAAGGAATCATGGAGATTGTTCAGCGTATTGGGCCATTAGGAGAGGTTGGTGGTTTTGCATCTGGATCAATTGCGGCTCTTGGTGCAACTATGCGCGGTATGGGGGTGCAAGAAGAAATAGCAGCTACAGGCATTAAAAATATGATGCTTGCGTTAATAGCAGGTGAATCTGCAACGAAATCACAACGTAATGCAATGATTGATTTGGGGTTGGATTCAGAAGAAGTCGCTAAGTCAATGCAAAAAGATGCTGAAGGTACCACGTTAAAAATTCTAGAATTAATTAAGGCTTTGCCAAAAGAAAAGCAAGGCGCAATGCTTGCAACTTTATTTGGTAAGGAGTCTTTAAGTGCAATTGCACCTCTGCTCACTAATATGGGTGCCTTAGAGGAAAACTTAAAAAAAGTTGGTGATGCTACCAAATATGCTGGATCTATGAATGATGAATACAAAGCAAGAGCTGAAACGACAGCCAACAATATTATTCTTTTTAAAAATAAAATAGCTGAACTAGGTATAAGCATTGGGTCTGTCTTACTTCCACCTTTAAATATTTTTCTTGGAAAAATGGGAGCTGTTATAGATAAAGTGTCAGCATGGTCTAAAGCAAATCCAGAGCTATCATCAACTTTGACGAAAGTTGCTGTGGGAGCTGTTGCGGTTGTTGGCGGTATTGCTGCGGTGGCTTTAGCAGTAACAACGGTTATTGGGCCGATTGCGCTGGCTATAAGTAGTTTTTCTGTTCTAGGTAGCAGTGCTGGTACAAGTATTGGGTTGCTCACAAAAATGATCACCCCAATTAAAATGATAGGAACGGCTTTCAGTGTGGTTGGGAAAGCAATGCTTGCCAATCCGATGGTGCTTGCGATTGTCGCTATCGTTGCTGTTGTCGCTGGTGCTGCTTATTTAATTTATAAGAATTGGGAACCAATAAAAGGATTTTTTAGTAATTTATGGTCAGGTGTAAAGGGTGCTTTTAGCTCAGCTTGGAATGGTATTAAAGGTGTTGTTGGCACTGGCATTGAATTTATAAAAGGGGTGATTAAGAGCATAGATACAGTATTCGCGGACAATCCTATTTTAAATTTGTTAATCCCTATCATTGGCATTCCCCGCATTATTATTGCGAACTGGTCAAGCATTAAAGGCTTCTTTGTGTCTTTATGGGGCGGCATTAAATCTTCTGCAGAATCGATGTGGTCAAGCATTAGCTCGGGTGCATCCAATGCGTGGAATTCAATTGTTGGATTTTTTAATCCTATTGGGAACT